GCAGTTCTTGCCCCTACAGAGCGGCCACGCTGATGCGCAACCCCGAGGGGAACGCGGCCAAGCGCGTCGCCATCGCCACGCCAGGCCCCTGGAGGTCGTGGCGCATCCGGACCCGCCACGGCCGCGCCATCCGGTTCATGGAGACGTACTGCCGGGCGCCCAAGGGCAAGGGCCACGGCCAGCCGATGAAGCTCGCCGGCTTCCAGAAGGAGTTCCTCGAGGAGGCGCTCGCGGACGGCATCGACGCGGCCGTGCTGTCCACACCCCGGGGCAATGGGAAGTCCTCGCTTGGCGGTGCGCTCGCCACGTGGGCGCTGTTCGACGATGACGCGACGGGCTCGCCCCAGGTGCCGATCATCGCAACCACGATCACCCAGGCCGTCCGTTCGTGCTACGGCGTCGCGGCGGCCATGGTCAGGGCCGAGCCCGAGCTGCTGCGCCGGTCGCTGATCTTCACGGGGTTCGCCCAGCCACGCATCGTCGCGCCGTTCAACGGTGGCGAGATGTTCCCGATGTCGAACCAGCCGGAGGGCATCCAAGGGCTCGACGCCAGCCTGGCCATCGTGGACGAGATCGGGTTCCAGCCGCAGGACTCGTGGGACAGCCTGCGGCTGGCGTCGGGCAAGCGCGAGCGGTCCCTGTCGGTCGGTCTCGGGACTCCCGGGACAGACCGGGACAACGCCCTGTGGTTCCTGCGCCGGCTGGTCAGGGAGGGTGGCGACCTGCCCGGGTTCGTGTTCCGCGAGCACGCGGCGCCGGAGGGGTGCGCGCTCGATGACCGGCAGGCATGGCGCAAGGCGAACCCTGCGATCCGGGCCGGGTTCCTGCGCATGTCGGCACTGGAGACGGACCTCGGCATCACGCCCGAGGGGCACTTCCGGACCTTCCGCCTGGGCCAGTGGGTCGATGGCGTGGACGCCTGGCTGGGCGCGGACGGCGCTGCACTGTGGGAGGGCCTGACAAACCCCTATGGGTTCGTGGAGGGAGCGCCCACGTGGGTCGGTGTGGACATCGCGCTGAAGAGGGACACCAGCGCCGTGGTCGCCATCCAGCGGCGTCCCGACGGGCGCTATCACGCGGTCTGCCGCATCTGGACGCCGACCCCGGATCGGCCGGTGGACGTGACGGACGTCATGCAGCACATCCGGGACCTCGATGCGGCGTATTCGGTCGAGGCCGTCAGCTTCGACCCGCGCTTCTTCGACGTGCCGGCAAAGATGCTCCTCGATGAGGGGTTGCCGATGATGGAGCTGCCCCAGTCGGTCGACCGCATGACCATGGCCGTCGGCGGCCTGTACGAGGCCATCGTCCACCGCCAGGTGACCCACGATGGCGACCAGTCCTTCGCCGCCCAGGTCCTCAACGCCGTCGCTCGGTCCAACGACCGAGGCTTCACGCTCGCCAAGTCGAAGTCGCGGGGCAAGATCGACGCGGCCATCGCGCTCGCCCTGGCCCTCGACCGTGCCCAACGCCACGAGGACGACAGCTCCGTCTATGCCGACCGCGGGGCCATCGAGCTGTGAGCATGGCCGGCATGACCGAGACCGAGATGGAGCCCCCGGAGCGGCTCACCCGGGCGTGGCCCGTGGACCGTCTCGACGTCATGCTGGTCGTGGGGGTCATGCTTCTCTCGCTCGGGATGGCCTGGCTCATCCATCCCGCGATGGCGCTCGTCATCCTCGGCGTCTCGCTCATGGCCTATGCACTGAGGGTCGGATGATGGGCGCGCTGGTCAGAGGACTCAAGACGGGAAGCTTCGACATCATGCCGGGCTGGGCGTCACCACCGTCCGGTTACCTGGGCCGAGCGACGACCGGCCACGACGTGTCCACCGATTCCGCGATGACGGTCAGCGTCATCTGGCGCTGCATCAACCTCGTGGGCGGCACGCTCGCCAAGCTGCCGCTCCAGCTCTACCGGGACCTTCCGGATGACGCGGGCCGGGAACGCGCGACCGACCGACCCGAGTACCCGATCCTGCACCGGCGCCCCAACGAGTCCATGACCAGCTACACGTGGCGCAAGACGACGATGCTCCACCTCCTGACGTGGGGCAACGGCTACAGCGAACAGGTCCGGAATGGATACGGCGAGCTGGTCGCCTTGGAGACGATGCGCCCCGACCGGATGCAGAAGGTCGCATGGGAGGGCGGAGCTCGCGTCTACTACTACCGCAACGCTGACGGCGAGGTCGTCCGGATGACGCAGGACCAGGTCTTCCACGTTCCGGGCCTGAGCTTCGACGGGCTGGTGGGCAAGCCTCCCCTGACCCTGATGCGCGAGACGCTGGGGTCCTTCAGCGCCGCTCGGGAGTACGGGTCCTCGTTCTTCCGGAACGGCGCGCGCCCGGCGGTCGTCGTCAAGCACCCAAAGACGATGACCAATCCCGCGATCGAACGCCTCACGGCCCAGTTCGATCGGCTCCGCGGATCCGGCAACGCCGGCAAGACCATCCTGCTCGAGGAGGGGGCTGACTTCCAGGATGTCGGCTTCCCACCCGAGGACGCCCAGTTCATCCAGACGAAGGACCACGAGCTCGGCGAGTTCGCCACCTGGTTCGGGGTGCCGCCGCACATGGTCGGCCTGACCGACCGAAGCACGTCCTGGGGGACCGGTATCGAGCAGCAGACGCTGGGCTTCTTCCTCTACACGATGGATGACTGGCTGGTCAACTGGGAACAGTCCTATGACACCCAGCTCCTGTGGGATACCGGCGTCACCTCCGAGCACACCCGGGACGCGATGCTGCGCGGAGACACCGCCACCCGGTTCGCGGCGTACAAGCTGGGCCGGGACATGGGCATCTACTCGCCGAACCGGATCCTGCGCCTGGAGAACCAGGAGCCTCGGACCGACCCCGGCGGCGACGAGTACCTGCGACCCCTCAACTTCGCGGCCGAAGGCAGCATGGATGCCTCGGGCAACCCCGTCGTGCGCACCATCGCGGTCGCCGACGCTCGACCGATGCCGACGATGCCAGACCCCGGCATGATCCAGCAGGGTGAGGTGCCCGTATGAGCTACGCCACCAACGCCGACGCGCCGTCCGATGTGCGCGACCGCTTCAAGGGGCACTGTCTTTGGATCTGGCGGACGACATGGAACGACACGTTCGACCGTCACGGCGACGAGGGCCGAGCCTTCGCCACCGCGGAGATGGCCGCCAAGAGCTGCATGGAGGCAGGCGCCATGGGACACCCGGACAAGGCCATCAAGTTCGTCAAGGACGACCCGGACATGATCGAGGGTCTGGCCATCCCGTTCGGTGGCCCGCTCACGGGAGGCCGGGACCTCGACGGCGAGATGTTCTCCAAGGACACGGACCTGTGCCTTGACTGGTTCAGCGAACGGCCCGTGCTCTACCACCACGGCACCGACGACGCGGTCAAGACGTCCGTCATCGGTCGACAGGTCCAGGCGGAGGTCACCGACGATGGTGTCTGGGTCCGGGCGCAGCTCGACAAGAACCACCGCTATCGCGCCGCGGTCGGCAAGCTCATCGAGCAGGACGCACTCGCCTTCAGCTCGGGCGCCATGCCGCATCTGGTCAAGGTCGGCAAGAGCGGCCACATCGACCGCTGGCCGTGGGTCGAGCTGTCGGCAACCCCCACGGCGGCCAACCCGACGGCCGTCATCTACGCGGTCAAGTCGTCGGATGTCCTCTTGCACCTGGCGTCTATCATGGAGGTGCCTGAGTCCCTCTCGGCGCTGGTGACAGCGCTCGATGACGGGGCCGCCACGAAGTCGGGCCTGGAGCACGGGTCCTATACCGAACACGGACAGCGGGTGCTAGCTGACCTCTCGGCCTTCGTGCAGCGAACCGGTGAGCGCGCCATCTCCCGCGACAAGGTCGGTCGGGTCCTGTCCGCAGCCAACCGGGATCTGCTCACCTCCTACCTGGGGCAGCTGGACGCCCTCGCCGCATCGAGCGACGAGATCCGCAGGCTCCTCCGAGAGACCGACCCGGAAGCGGCGAAGTCCGCGACCGCAGTGCTCGCCGAGTTCGCGGCCATCGAGGCCAGGATCGCCGGCGTCATCGTCTGAACCGACACCCCATCTGCCCGAGTGCGAGTGGAGGCAGATCCGCGGGGACATCCCTACTCGCGGGAGGCAACCCATGGCGACCGTCGCACAGCTCGGAACCGAGCTGCGAGACCTGCGCGAGACGCAGGCCAAGTTCTTCACCGACCACAAGGCCGAGGACGGCACCCCGGCCCTGAGCGCGGAGCAGGTGGCCGAGGCGCGCAAGCGCAACGACGACATCACCGCGAAGGCCAAGGAATACGAGACGGCGCAGGACGTCGAGACGATGGCGTCCGGCAACGATGCCGAGCTGAAGCGCATGTCGCGGACGAAGCGCATCACCAGCCCGATCATCGACCAGGCGGACATCGAGGGCAAGGCCCCCGCTTCTTCCAAGACGCTCGGCGAGCTGTTCGTCGAGTCGGATGCGTTCAAGGCCTGGAAGCCCGGCATGAAGTCGTCCGACGTCTTCGAGATCGACCTTGAGGCGCAGTACGGCAAGGGCGTCGCCGCCCGTGGCATCAAGGCCGTCTTCGACAGCGTGACCACGACGGGCTGGGCACCTCAGGCGATGCGCCTGCCGGACGCCATCATCCCGGGCTCCGAGGTCGTGTCGGTCGCCTCGCTCATGCCCCAGGGCCGCACGTCGAGCAACGCCGTCCCGTACATGCTGGAGACGACCTCCACAAGCGGTGCTGCCGAGGTCGCCGAGAGCGGCGCCAAGGGTGAGTCGGCCCTCGGTCTGACCGAGCAGACGAGCGCCGTGCGCAAGATCGCCACCTGGCTCCCGGTGACCGATGAGGCCCTCGAGGATGTCCCGATGGTCGAGTCGTACATCGACACGCGGCTGCGGACCTTCGTCCAACTGCGCGAGAACCTCCAGCTCCTGCGCGGCGACGGGGCACCCCCGAACCTCCGCGGCATCCTCAACACGGCCAACGTCCAGACGCAGGCCAAGGGCGCCGATCCGACGCCGGATGCGGTCTACAAGGCGATGACGAAGATCCGGGTCAACTCGTTCTTCGAGCCGACCGCGGGCGTCTTCCACCCGAACGACTGGCAGGACGTGCGCCTCCTGCGCACGGTGGACGGCATCTACATCTGGGGCAGCCCGGCCGACGCCGGGCCGGAGCGCATCTGGGGCATCAACGTGCTTCAGACCAGCCAGATGCTGGAAAACACCGGTCTCGTCGGGAGCTTCCGCGCTGGTGCGCAGATCTTCCGCCGGTCTGACATCGCCCTGTCGGTGGGTTGGATCAACGAGCAGTTCACGCATAACCAGCGGACGATCCTGCTGGAGGAGCGTCTCGCGCTCGTGGTCTTCCGCCCGGCGGCGTTCTGCACCATCACGGGGATCTAGGCCATGTCCGTCATCACCGGCGGCACGATCATCGAAGGGGGCTCCCCGCCACGCCTGGGTGGCGCAGGGGCTCCTGTCAACGGCACCGATGAGATCCAGACCATCACGATCGGTGGCGCTCCAGAAGCAGGCTCGACCTTCCGCCTGACGTATGACGGGTGGAGGACGGCCGCGATCGCATGGAGCGCGACGAACAACACGCTGCGTGACAACGTCGACGCGGCCCTGGAGGCGCTGCCGAACATCGGGTCCGGCGGTGTCACCACGGCGGTCGGCACGATGACGCTCGGCGTGGGAACGCTCACCGTCACGTTCGTCGCGCAGAACGGCAAACGGGACGTGGCGCTCATGGTGGGCTCCGAGTTCCTCCAGTCCACCGGTGCCGCATCCGCGTCGGGCACCGTCGCGGTCGCGACCACCACACCGGGGGTCGACGCCACCGGACGGGGGACCGCCGCGGGCAGCGTCTACTACGACCGCACCAACGGCGTCATGTACATGAACACCGGGACGGCCGTCGCACCCACATGGGTATCGACCGACGTCTCGGGCATCAACACGGAGCTGACCACGCTCGCCTCGGCCGTCCCGACGGCGGCCGTCGCGGACCTCGGAGCCGTCACCTCGGCTGCCGTGGCGGGGACGACACCCGCGGGCGGCACCGGTGCCACTGCGGGCGCCTATGACACGGCAAACAACCGGGACGCCCTCATCGCCACCGTGGCCGAGATGAAGGTCACGGTGAACGCCATCAGGGTCGACCTGGCGGCTGACCGGGCGAAGCTGAACGACCTGCTCGCCAAGCTCCGTACGGCAGGAATCGTCACGCCATGAACCACGTCCTGATCGGACGCACCTACGTCGACGCTGACCGCTCCGCGATCGTTTCGGAGGACTCGCCACAAGCGGCGTTCCTCCTGGGCGTCGCGGGCGATGAGGTGGACGAGACCACAGCCTCCCGGCTGGGGCTCACGAGCAAGGAGGCAGCACCGATGGAGCCGACCCCCGATTCCGATCCGGTACCCGGAGCCGAGCCCAAGGCTCGCAAGCGATGATCCTCACCCTCGCACGACTCCGTGCGTTCGTGGCGTATGCCGCGGGCACGGACGCGGACGCCTATCTGCAACTGCTCCTCGACCAGGCAGAGGCCGAGATCGAGCGGGTGGCAGGCGTGTCCGGTCCGGTCACGGAGCTGTGCGAGGGTGGCTACCCTGGGCTTGTCCTGTCCCGGCCCATCGTCTCGATCACGAGCGTCACAGAGGACCCGGACGGCTCGCCGCTCATCCTTGCTTCCGATGACCATCGCTTCACCGTCGGGGGCTACGTCCTGCACCGCCTGGCGGGTGGAACGAACCCGCGGGGTGCCTGGTCGGGCAGGGTGCAGGTCACCTACACGCCCGTCTCCGACACCGCGCTGCGCGAAGGCGTCCAGCTCGACCTCGTGCGCATGGACCTCGCCGCCACGCCCGGTGTCTCGTCGCGCACCATCGGTGCATGGAGCGAGTCGTATGGCAACAGCGCCGCCTCGGCATCGCGGGCGGACATCCTGTCCCGACTGGTCCAGGGTCCGGGGATGGTCGTGCTGTGAGCCTCGGCGCGCTGCTCACCCATCGCGTCCAGATCGTCCGCCAGACGGAAGGCGCCCTTGACGATTACGGCCAGCCGATCGTCACCCCCGTCACCATCGCGCTCGACGTGCCTGCGGCCATCCAGCCGAGGTCCGCACGTGAGATGGCCCTCGTCTCGCAGGCCGGCGCCGCGGTGTCGGACCACACGATCTACCTGTTCCCCCAGGACCTGACCACGGCCGACTCCATCGTCCACGAACCCGACGACTGCCCGATGCGCGTCGACCTGCCGCAGGGCACCTACCAGGTGGTCGCGGTTCCGTCGGGGGCTGGCCTGGGCCACCATCTGGAGATCGCGGCCAACCTCATCGAGGGTGCCGGCGTCGCGGCCGCTCCGAAGGCCGTCGTCCCCTGATGTTCGACCCCATCGGCAAGCTCATCACGGAGCTGCGCGCGGACCCCGCCGTCGCTGCGCTCACGACCCGCATCCGCGGCGGAGAGCCTGCTCCCGGCGATGCCACGACACCGTTCCAGCGGTTCGTCGTCCTGGTCCGGCTGGGTCGCATGCGGCATCGGAGGGTGCCGTTCCAATCGCAGCTCATCGGGATCAACTGCTACGGCACGACGTTCGCCGATGCCGCCGTCCTCTCCGGCGCCGTGTCCGACGCGCTCCACGCAGCCGGTCCGCGCCTGACAAGCGCCGGCCTTGTCTACAACACCTATGAGGAGAGCGGCGGCGACGCGACGAAGGACCCCGGGACGGGTCAGCCCTTCGAGACGATCGTCGTCGAGGTGCTCGCCACGACGGCTCCGGTGGCGGCGCCGGCATAGGCCGGGTGTAGACTCGGATCAGTTCCGCGTCGGCGCCCAGGCACCGGCGATGAGCAGACCGGGTGGCACGTCCATCAGGCCAGCGAAGGAGAACAGGGAATGAAGAACGAGACCGAACAGGTCGATGCGGGGCGCCTCGAGCGCCAGCCGCTCCCGTTCGTCAACAGCGGTCCCGATCCCGTCGCGTTCCGCGATGACGCCCCCGGCAAGCACGTGATCGAGCCCGGCGAGTCCTTCGACGTCGTCGGCGCCCAGCATCTCCCCCATGTCCTGTCCCTGCCCGGTGTCCGCGCGAGCGCGGAGCCGAAGGCCAAGGAGCCGCGGAAGGCGCCCGTCCACGAGTGAGTGACAGGGGCCAGGCGCCCCGCATGAACCCCGACCGGCATGAGACGCGAGCGGTTGCCGGACCCGGGTCCCTTTGCTCGCAGGGAGCAACACAGTGGTCGCAGTCATCGATCCAACCACCTACGTGCTCGGGCCAGCGGCCGTGTACTACCGCGCCGTGGGGGTCCTCACCCCCTGGACCAGCATCGGATCCACCCTCGATGACGCGGTGATGCGCGTCACGACCGAGCGTTGGCAGCCGGACAACCTCAGCGGCGTCCCGGGCGCCGTCATGGGCCTCGACGTGCTGCGCAAGGTGAACGCCGAGATCGAGTTCACGATGCCGGAGATCACGGGCAGCAAGCTGGGCCTCGTCCTCCCCGGCGCCGCGATCACCGCCGAGACCCACGCCGCCGCGGCCACGCCGTTGGCGACCACGCTCTCCGCCACCGCCGTGGCTGGGTCGACGAGCATCGCCTGCGTCGCGGTCACGAACGCGGCGGTCGGCGACCCGATCTCCATCGCAGGCGCCGGCGGCATCGAGTACCGCACGATCACGTCCATCACGTCGCTGGTCCTCGGCTTCCGTGACCCGCTGCTCTGGGACCACGCCTCGGGCCAGGCCGTCGGCGAGCTCACGGGCGACTACCGGACCATGATCGAGGCGCCCCGCAACATGGGCCGGATCGCGGACAGCGAGTACCGCGAGTGGGCGCTGGTCGCGTCGAACGGCCGCGGCTACCAGGAGCTGCGCATCCCGCGGGGCATCAGCACCACGGAGTCGGCCGAGGTCACCATCGGCGACTCCGCGCTGGCGGGTATCAAGGTGACCATCGGGGCTCGCTACCTCGGCTCGGACCTGACCCAGAGCCCCTTCAAACTGTTTGGCCCCGCCAACTAGACCGGCGTGGACCCCCGCAGCGAGGATGCCGGGCTGGCCGGCATCCTCACCTTCACCATGGGTGGGCGCGTGCTGGTCGTGCCCACCCTCAAGATCCGCCAGTCGCGGGAGTGGAAGTCTCGGATCGGGGCGATCGCGCAGGCGGTCGACATCCCCGACGGGGCCGACATGGCGACGACGATCGGCGCGCTCGCCAATGCGCCCATCGACGCCGTGCTGGCGCTCGTGCTGGCGTATGACACCGCCTGCGAGACACGCCCGGGCATCCTGGGCGGGCGCGACGCGGTCGAGGACATGGCGACCGATGCGGAGGCGTACGAGGCCTTCCGCCTGATGGTGATCGCGACCTACCCAAAAGCTCTGGACCTGCTCCGTTCGGCGGTCGAGGAATATGGGCCGCAGCTCCGCGTGGCGGCCATGCTGGCGATGCAGCGGATCAGCGAGACATCGAGCCGGGAGAGGCCTACGAATGGGCCCTCGCCCGATGGGGACTCGACCCCGACGCCCTTGAAGCCCGTCTCTCCGACGAGCAGTTCCTCATCCTCTGGACGCATGCGCAGCGACGGCTCCGGCGCGAGTCGGAGGAAGGCGTCCTCGTGACCGAGCTGGGCGTCTACCACGGCTACATGACGGCCCGTGAGAAGGGCTACGGGGAGAAGCGAGCGCGCGACCGACGCAAGCACATGCCTGCGCGCGCTCGCTCCGATCCCAGCCAGATGGCCTCGGACCTCGCGAAGCTGGGCGCCTACGTGGCCGGCCCCTCCCCCGACGGTCCCATGAGCGGACCGCACTGACATGGCGGTCAAGGGGCGGGCCAGGGTCGAGATCAACCGGGAGGCGGTCGCCGAGATCGACATGGCGATGGCCCGCGGGCTGGAGTCGCTGGCGTTCAAGGTGCTGCGAACGGTCCACGTGCCCGATGCCGCGCCATTCGGAGAGGGCCTGATCGAGGGCGGGGCATTCATGTCCTACGTGGATGGAAAGCGCATCGGGGGAGACCCGGCTGCCAAGAAGCCGCGGGCATTCCTGGTCCGGGGCAGAGGCGTCTCCGTGGCCGTCGGTTTCGGATTCCCTGGTCGGTTCCAAGAGCTGGGGACCGTGAACCAACCGCCGCGCCCGTTCCTCACCCCGGCCGTGATGGGCGTGGTCGGTGACGACGGCGCCGTGGAGGCGGCCCTGCGTTCGGCCTTCGCGGCGGCGCTCCAGAAGAAGCAGCGCAAGCTCCTGAAGTACAGCCTGAAGGCGCCATGAACATCGGCGACATCTTCTTCGCGTTTCGTGGGGCGAGCGAGCAGCTTGAAGCTGACGCCAAGGCGGGTGGTGCGAAGGCGGGCGACGCCGGCGCCAAGAGCTTCGGTGACAGCTTCAAGAAGGGCGTCAAGGTCGTCGGCGGAGCGGTGGCGGCTGGCCTCACCGTCGCCCTGGTCGGCCGCTTCGCGGCGCTCGAATCGGCGACCGCCAGCTTCCGCCAAGAGACGGGGGCGACCGCGGAGGAGGCCGCCCGCGCGAGCAAGGCCATCAACGACATGGCGGGCGGCAACGTCCAGTCGGTCGAGGAGATCGGGCAGGCGCTGACCAAGGTCCACACCGATCTGGGCCTGACGGGAACCGAGGCCGAGAAGGCCACGGAGCAGTTCCTGAAGTTCGCGACGGCGTCCGGGCAGGACGCATCGGGCGCGGTCCTCGCCTTCGACGACATCCTCGACGCCTGGGGCCTGACCGCCGCGTCCTCCGGCGACATCATGGACAAGCTGGTCCTGTCGCACCAGAAGTACGGCGGCTCGATCGAGGAGAACCAGGCGGCGCTATCCGACCTGGCCCCCGCCATGCGCGCGGCCAACCTCACCTACGACGACGGCATCGGGCTGCTGAACCTGTTCGCCGCGTCGGGTGTCGACGCCTCGGCCGCGTCGACGGCCATGACCAAGGCGCTCACCAAGGTCAAGTCGCCCGAGGAGCTCAAGAAGCTCATCGACGACATCACCGCCACCGAGGACCCGCTGAAGCGGGCAGCCAAGGCGGCCGACCTGTTCGGCGTCCGCGCGGGCGCGAAGCTCGCCAACGCGCTCGCCAACGGCGGCATGGATGACTTCAAGGTGAGCGCCGAGGAAGCGGCCGGCGCCACCGTCAAGGCCGCGGATGCCTCGCTCACGATGGTCGACCGCATCAAGCTGGCGTTCTCGGGCTTCATCTCGGGCACCGTGGACCTGCTCGGCCCGTACGGCCCCCTGCTGACCGCGGTCGGCTCGCTGGGCACCCTGTTCGCGCCTCTTCTGGGCAAGGCGTTCTCGGGCTCGGTCGGACTTGCGGCGAAGGCCATCGCGGCTGCGGGCACTGCGGCTGGCATCACATTCGCGGGTGCCGAGGCGGGCGGCGGGATGCTGGGCGCGCTCGCGTCCAGGCTCACGGCCGCCCTGCCGGCGTTGCTGGCCCGGCTCGGCCCTTTGGCATTCATCGGCGTGGCGCTCACGCCGCGGGACACCGAGGGCGAGAAAGCCGGCCTCGCCGCCATGCGCGAGGAGCTGGCCCTGGCCCAGGCCCTGCGCGACCTGAGCAACGCGAGGGCCGGCGGCTGGACCCCCGAGCCGATGGCGGTCAAGGGCTCCATCCTCGATGAGGGCCTGTGGGCCGAGCTGATCGCGAAGTCCAAGGAGGCCTCCAGCGCCGCCAAGGCTGCGGTCGTGGACTGGCAGGCGCTCGGCGCGGAGCTGTATGGCGCGGGCGCCGAGGTCGGCCAAGCGACCGTCTCGCTCCAGCCGTACTTCGACGCGCTCGACGCGCTGATGACGAACGCCACCCGCATCGCCGTGCGCAAGGCCGCTGACGAGATGGCCCTGCTCGCACCGTCCTTCAAATCGGAGATCCAGGGGTCGCGCTCCACCATCGAGGGCGCCATGGATGACCTGATGTGGGCCATCGAGCACCCCATGAAGCGCGCCAAGAGGACGGCCCAGGTCGAGGGTGACCTGACCGGGAAGGCCCTGGCGAAGGCGCTGCGGTCCACCAACCCCGACGTCCGCGCCGAGGGTGAGCGCGTCCGCGCCGTCCTCATCGCCGAGTGGGAGAAGCTCACCAACAGGACCTGGGACTACGGCAAGAGCATCAACCAGAACCTGGCCCGCGGCCAGAAGGCCAGCCAGCACGTCCCTGTCGATGCCGCGGAGACCACGGCGACGCAGGTCGCGGCTCCGTTCAAGGGCCTCGGCCCAGACATGTGGACCTGGGGCAACCGCGCGGGGATGTCGTGGGCGAAGGGTCTGACCGCGGCCACGCAGGCCGCGATCGAAGCGGGCGCGGGCGTGGTCAGAGCCGTGGGCGGGGTCTTTCGCGCGTCGTCGCCACCCACCCATCCGCTGAACCCGATGCGGGACATCGTCAAGTGGGGCCAGGCCACCATCGAGGCCTACGGCACCGGGATGCTGAAGGGGGCCGCTGGACTCCCGTTCGGGGACATGTTCGGTGGTCTCGGGCTCACGGCGCCGGTGTCGCTGGTGCCCAGCATGGGCGCGTTGTCGGCCTACGGGGGAGGCATGGCGTCCTCCTCATCGTCGAGCGTCACCCACGGCCCCACGTACAACGTGAACGTCCAGGGGCTCATCCGCGCGGAGACGCCCGAGGACATCGGGCGTGCGCTGCGACGCGTCGGGCGGCTCGGCAACGGGGGTGCTCCAGCATGACCGAGGGGATGCTCCAGGCTCTCGTGTGGACGAGCCATTCGGGCGACGTGCTCGACCTCATGAGCATCCCCGGCCTGTGGTGCGTGATCACCTCGGGCCTCGACGACCTGCCGCGCCTGCGGGTCGCGCAGGACATCGTCCCGTTCCGTCCCGGACGGCTCCAGGCCGTGCCCATCGGCGACGCCCGCCCGGTGGTCGTCGAGGGGCGGATCATCCCCGATCAGAACGGGGACTACGTCCGGATCATCTCTGACGTGAAGCGGGCGCTGGATCCCTTCGAGGAGGGCCGCGGCACGCTCAGGGCGACGCTGGAGGACGGCACCGTCCTGGCCATCGCGGCGACGCCCGCGTCGGTCCTGCTGGGCGAACCGCTCCGGATCATGCCGAGCATCTCGATCGAGCTCGACGCCGAGCCGTTCTGGCGGGGTGTCGCGTGGGGCACCGCGTGGCGCGCCGACATGGGTCTGCGCGCCGACACCGGGCTCGTGGCGGACATGTCGGCCGGGCCCATCACGATGGCACCGACCTCCGACCCCTTCTCCCAGGCCTACGTGACGCTCGGCACCACGGGGACGCTCGACGCGGTCGTGCATGTCGATGGCCCGAGCACCGGCGCCATCACGGTCCGCAACGCCGACGGCATCGGCTTCGGATACCCGGCGCTGTCGGGCGGCCAGACGCTGGTCGTCGACGCCGGCGCCCACACCGCGAGGATCGCCGGCGTATCCGTGCGGGGCTCCCTGACGCTGCTGACTCCCAACCGCAACCGCGAGTTCTTCCGCCTGCGCGGCGGCAACGAGACCCTGACGGTGACCGGCCACCCCGCCGAGGTCCGGATCGTCTTCCATCCCACGTATGTCTGACCGGGGAGGCCTCCAGTGACCCAGACCTATCACAGCCCGCACGTCCTCGGCTTCGACCTCACCACGACCGAGCTCGAACGTCCACTGGGCGAGCTCGACGCCGCGCTGGGCCGCGAGGCCGACGCGCGCGCCGCCGCGGATGCCACGATCGCCGTGACTGGCTCCGGCGCCACCACGACGCTCGACGGCTCGGCCGCCTCGGGCCAGAAGGTCATCCCGCTGGCCAGCACGACCGGCATCACGCCCGGCGAGTCGTTCTTCCTCACCGATGGCACGAACAGCGAATCGGGCATCGTCGCCACGGTCTCCGCCGGCGTCAGTGTCACGGCGATCGGGAACCTCGCTGCCACCTACGCCGCAGGCGCCGTCTTCTCCCTGAGCTCCGCCGAGCTTGCGCTGGCGCGTGGCGGCTACAGGTCCCTGGGGGAGAGACTCACCGCCCTCGGCATCCACACCGCCGACTTCTGTCCGGTCCGCGATGGCACCACCGATAACACCGCTGGCGTCCAGGCTGCCGTGATCGCCGCGGGGACGACGCGGAGGCTCATCTGGGACGCGGGAACCTACCTCATCACTGACTCCCTGACAGTTTCACACTCCTATTCGTGGGAGGGTGAACGGACCGCTCGTGGTACTCATGCCCAGTCAGCGGGCAGCGATGTCTACTACGCGACCACCATCAGGTTCCGGCCGGTGGACACGACCAAGCATCTCGTCCAGGTGTCGGATGTCTCCGATCCCGCCTACATGATCGGACCGTTCGAACACCGGAACATCCTGTTCGACCTCGGGGACGCCAACGGCTTCGACCTCGGCCTGGATGACGGTGCGACGGTGGTGGATGGTGCCGGTCAGGCATACGTGTTCGGGGTCCGCTTCGAGGATTGCGCCATCGAAGCGACCGCGGCGAACAGGGTGTCGACCGCGGGCGTCATCACGCGCAGCGGTCGACACATGATCGCATTGACCAAGTGCTTTGAAGCCGTTCTTCAGAACGTCTCGCTCTTTGGATGCGACACCCAGATCAAGACGTGGGGCTGCGACAAGCCGGTCTTCCGGAACGTCAGATCCCAGGGGTCGCACCTGCCGTTCGACCTCAACGGCAGCGGCACGTTCGGCGTGCAGCACACGATGGAGACCATCCAGATCGAGGGGTGGACGTTCACACCGATCCGGGTCACAGCCTGCACGCTCTCCGCGGTCGATATCCGGACCGAGCAGAACGACGGAGCACCGACGGGCTCGGGTCGGTGGGCGATCCCCGGCACATTCACGCGCGAGGCCGGGACGGACTACTTCTACTACTCCGGCACAACGCTGTCGGGCATCGTGTTCCCCGACCTGTCGCTGGTGGAGCTGACGGACGGGACCCACACGGACCTCGTCAGCGTCAGGTCCATCGGGGACGGGACCATCCTCTACGCCCACGCCCTGGACACGGACACGACGGTCCTCTCCGTGACCGGCACAGGGATCACGGCGACCCGTATCCACGGATACGGCCCGATCAACACCGCGAATGCCTGCTCCACCTACGTCAACGCATCGGTCGGTGCGTCCGAGGACTGCCCGGCGTTCGTCCACATCGTGGGTGTGGCATCCATGTCCATCGTCAACGCGGCCGCGCTGCCGGGCGCGTATGGCGACATCGGGGCCGAGGTCATCGGCAACCGGACCATCGGGGCCGCGGGCCTCGGGGGGACGTACACGGACTCCAACCTCAACCTCGTGAACGTGTCCCCGATGCTCGTCAAGGACCCCGACCATCCGTTCGTGTTCACCTGGCCGCAGCGCGCCATCGGCGGCACGCAGTCGCATCGACAGCGATACGGCGACGCGCTGGGGGAGCGTCTCACTGCTCGTCGCTGGTCGTGGACGCCGAAGGACACCGCCACCGGGAACAACGACAGCCATCTCGTGCCTTCGTTCCCCTATGCAGGGGACGCGAACACCACGCAGCGGGTGTGGGCGTGGAAGGTCCAGAGCACCGGCCCGCGGTTGAACCTGTACGACGACACGCTGCCAGGGGTGGCGGGCTACCTGCGTCTGCGTATCCGGGCTCGGTCGCTTGATGCCGCTGCCGATATGGTGTTCCATCTCGAGGGGAACGGGAGCACCGCCGGGGCCACGGTCGCGCTCACTGATGCGTGGTCGACCACCGAGTCGATCATCGCCGTGCCCGCCGCGTGGATCGGATCGAAGGCGTCGGCGGGCATCACCGGCATCGTGTTCGATGTCCCCGCGTCGTCGACCCATGATTTCGCCCTGGCCGCCGTGAGCATCGAGGAGATCACTCCCGCCAGCGCTTACACCATCACGAATGTCACCCCAGACAGGTCCTGCGACGCTGACACCGTCGCGGTCGCAGGACTGGCTGACATCGTGGGCACGCTCATCGCGGACCTGCGAAGCAAGGGGCTCGTGCTCTAGATGCGACTCCCCGCGCTCACCCGATAAAGGAGGACCACCATGGCAAGCACCCTCTCCAACAACGGCAAGCACGCCGCCCTCGACGGCCTGGCCGCGGTCGCGGTCTATGCCTCGCTCCACACAGACGACCCCTCGACGACGGGCGCCAACGAGGTCGCCGGCGGGTCGCCCGCCTACGCCCGCAAGGCGGCGGCCTGGGCGGCGGCCTCCGGCGGCAGCGTCGCGCTCGCGGCGACCCTTCCGGTCTTCGACGTGCCGGCGGGGACGACCGTCAAGTACGTCGGCCTGTGGTCGGCCCTGACGACGGGGACGTTCTACGGTGCCTGGGACGTGACGGATGAGGCGTACGTGGCGCAGGGCACCTACACGGTCGCGTCCGGTTCCGTCTCGCTTTGATCCACCGGGGGCGGAACCCATGATGGGGTGACATGAGCACCTTCTCCGACCTCGTCCTCGCGACCGCCGACCTGGTCGCCTACTACCGGCTCGGCGAGCCGTCCGGCACGGCGGCGGTCGACGCGGTCGCGGCCTCTGACGGCACCTATGTCGGCTCCCCGACGCTCGGTGAGCCGAGCCTGGTCGTCGGCGAGACGGGGACGGCGGTCGCCTTCGACGGGTCGACGCAGCACGTCGTGCTGCCTGACGCCCTTCGGCCCACGAGCGCGTTCTCGTGGGTCGTCTGGGTCAAGACCTCCACCTGGAACGCTCCCGGCTTCCTGATGGGCGACATCGACTACTCGGGCGGCATGGGCCGCTTCGTCGGGTGCTACCTGCGGATCGAGGCCGATGGCAGGCCGCAGTTCAGCGTCGAGACGCCCGCCATCGAGGCGGCCGGCGCCATCGCGGCTGGTGCGGCACACATGATCGTCGGGACCTACGACGGGGCGGACGCGCGGCTGTACGTCAACGGAGCACTCGCGGCCGGTCCGACCGCCGTCCCGACGCCGACCGCCGCGTCGACGTTCTACGCTGGAGCCGCCTATGGCGGCAACTACCACTGGGCGGGGACCCTCGACGATCTCGCCCTGTTCAGCCGAGCCCTGACCGCCGGTGAGGTCGCGGCCCTCTTCGTCGCAGGCAGCAAGAACGTCAGCGCGGCGGCCGGGGCCATCGCCATCACGCAGTCGTTCGCCGCAGTCGGCGGGAAGAGCGCGATCGGGGCCGCCACGCTCATCGCCTCGCCCGCGCTGTCCGCAGTCGGCGGGAAGGGAGGGGCAGGCGCCGGCACGCTGGCCACCGCATCCTCCCTGTCAGTGGTCGGCTCCATCGAGTGTTGGGTCACGGAGCCCGATGGGACCTACATCACCCACCTGGACCGCAGCGAAGAGTCGCCCTTCCGGCGCTTCGCGTTCAGCGTCGAACGCAGCGCAGCCGGCGCTGGCTCGTTGGAGTACGCGACCCCGAACGCGCTCCTCGACGAGACTCCCACGCTGTTCGACCAGGGCAACCTGGTCTGGATGAGGTACCGCGGGTGCACCGTGACCTGGGTCATCGAGCAGGTCACCCGTGCGCTCGGCGGAGAGCAGATCGATTGGGTCCAGGTGTCCGGGCGGGGCGCCCTCCAGCTGCTCGCGGACCGCCTGATCTGGCCCGACGGGTTCAGCGAGGACGACCTGGACCCCTCGGTCTGGTCGGGGCCGGGCGTGCTCACGACGACGCTGGCGGCCACGGCTGCCGCGGACCAGCGGCGCATCGTCGTGGTCGACGGCGACCGCCTGCGCGAGGGCCAGAAGGTAACGGTCAGCGGTGGCGGCCACTCGCAGACCAGCCACATCCGGCGGATGCGCGTCCGGGAGAGCGACGACCGCTGGGTGCTGACGCTGGGCGCGGACCTCGCCTTCGCCTACACGGCCGGGTCCGACGTCACCCGCCACGGCCCGGCGTTCGTGGCCACGACGCTCACGGCGGCCGTGGTCGCGGGCAAGCGGCATCTCCACGTCGACAGCGCCAAGCGGCTCCACCCCGGCCAGAAGGTGCTCATCTCCAGCGGCATCGTGGGCGAGCACGCCATCGTGCGCGAGGTCGAGCACGTCCGGGCGAAGAGCGCCGACAGCACGCCGACGGAGACGAGCTCGGCGAGCGGCCAGCGCAAGGTCGTCATCGGTGGCAAGCACTTCAGCGTCGGCCAGACGGTCACGATCACCGGCGGCGGTCACAGCGAGAGCCACGTCGTCTCGGACCGGGTGCTCACGGACACCTCGCCGCTGCGCCACCGGCTCGTGCTCGACGGCGACCTCGCGCACACCTACGCCGCAGGCGCCACCGTCTCGCGCACCTCGGTCGCCGAGTCCTGGACCGTCACGCTCCGGCGACCGCTCCAGCACGGGTTCCCCATCGGCGCCGATGTGTCGCGTCCCTCCGACCAGTGGCGGACCGTCGTGGGCCAGGCCGCCGGCGAGATGCTGTGGGACCTCATCGACGAGAGCAACGCCCGATTCACGACGCCGATCGCCCAGGGGACCATCGAGACGGACCCCGAGGACGATGACCAGTGGACGCAGCGGTTCCGGTTCGACACCCTGCTGGACGTCGTGGAGGCGGTCACGAACGCCTACGGCGACGTGCGGATGGACGGCCTCACGTTCCGCTACCTGGTCGACCCGGGCACCGATCGCTCGGCTGACGTCATCTTCGAGGAGGGCGCGGACATCCGCCGCGTGGAGCGCGACCGCGACTGGCGCGAGGCGGTCACATGGGTCGTCGCGGAGGGCGTCGGCGAGGGCGTCCGCGCCAAGCTCGCGGTGTCGGCGGATGACACGGCGACGCGCCGGCGCGAGGGCTACCTCGACGCCCACGACGCGACGAACCTGCCGATGCTCGAGGCGGCCGCCGATGCCGCCCTGGCGGAGAACGGGCCCCGCGATGTGCTGGCGCTCGACGTGACCGAGGAGCGGTACGCGGCGTTCACCGACTACGACGTCGGCGACTGGATCCGGGCCGCCGCCCCGTCCCGCGCCGTCGACGAGCTCATGCGGGTCGTCGCCATCTACGTCGCGGAGACCGACGACGAGCAGACGCGGGTGTCGCTCGACGTCAACAGCAGGCGCACCGAGTGGCTGCTGGAGCTGGACCGCGCCCAGCAGGCGTCGAAGCGCACCCTCGGCGTCAACAGCCGGCAGCCCCAGGGCCAGCTCGTGCCGTTCACCTTCAGCGGTTCCGGCGTGTTCGACGAGGACGAGGCGATGGAGACGTTCCTCCACCTGCCCGACCGCGCGTTCCTCGTGGCCGAGGTCACCGCGAACATCCAGCTGCGCCGGTTCTGGGCGACCGCTCGGAGCGCGGCTGGCGGTGGCGGCAGCACGGCGACGTCGGGATCGTCGAGCGCGTCCACGACGGCGACCGATGGTGCCGACACGCGGACGAGCTCGACCAAGGCATCCACCTCGCCGACCACGACCGGGTCGCTGGAATCGACCGATCACTGGCACACCATGTTCAGCTTCATGAGCGACACGCCGGGAGGATGGGAGGCTGACAAGTGGATCGACGGCAACAGCCACTACGTGGACCTCAACGCTGCCACGAGTGCCAGCCTGGAGACCACCACCACAGCCGTCCCGCACCACCATGACGTCACGATCGGGGCGCACAGCCACACGGTCGACATCCCGAACCACACCCACGGGATGGCCCACACCCACGGCGTGGCCATCCCCAGCCACACGCACGGCCTGGTCTACGGCACCTATGCCGAGACGCTGCCCGCGTCCTGGGCGGTCAAGGTGTACGTCGACCAGCTCGACGGCAGCTCGTGGACGAACGTCTGGACCAGCGCGACGGTCGCGGATCCTGATCAGTTCGTGGAACTGGACCTGACGGCCGTCATCGCGGAGCCCGGATCCTGGCGCATCCGCGTCAGGTCGGTTGCGGGCCAGCCGAACAACGGACGTCTGGCGTGCGACGTCTGGGGTGTGGTGCTGGCGGGATTGGAAAGCTCGTAGCGGTCATCGACCGCGGCCAGGGCGGCAGGACCATGGAGCCATTGACCGTGCTTGTCGTCCTCATCCACGATGTCGGTGCGGTGCTGCATCGTCCTCGTCGAGAGGCCCGGCTCGGTGGTCGCTCGACGGTGACCATCGGCGGTGCCGCGCGCATCTCGCGGCGGTCGTCCATCCAACCGGGCGGCCGCCTCTTCACGTCGCCGACCCCGATCACGAGGAGTACGCTGCGCGGGACCGACGCCCGGCGGAGGAGCCCCACCCTCGCGGGGGCGAGAACAGGTGATCGCTGGGCGTCGGTCACCGGCCGCAGCGACGCCCGGCCGACCACCCAGCCAGGTGGGAGCGCGGCGTGCATCTGGTCCCAGGCGGCCGCGAGGGCGGGGTCGGTCAAGACGGCTCAGGGAAGAGCTGGGAGATCCCGTGTGACGCTGAGGTCACGGTGCGCGTGCCGGGTCCTTGCAGAGTGCGGTATCCGCCAGCGATGACTCCAGGCAGCGACCGCCGAGGAAGTCCAGTGGAACGACCTCGCTGCCGTGCGCCTTGGGGTGTGCAGCCCACGCCGCTTGCCACTCCGTCACCGTCGCGCAAAGCCTGACCGCCGGGTCCAAAGACTCGACGCCCTGACCTCCACCGGCTGCATTCTCGGCTGTCTTGAATGCCGCGTCGCATGCCGCGGTGACGCCTGCCGGGAGCGAGGATCCGCAGGCACCCAGACCCAGCGCGGCAAAGGCGATCGCCGTGACCATGGCCAGTGCTCGCCGCATCAGCCCCCTCCGATGGAGAGGTCGAGTCGCCAGCCCTGGGCGTCCATCTCCGCGCGCGAGTAGGTCGGGCCACCCCGGTCGGCGATGCCCACGGCGTAGAACGACGCATCCGGGACCTCCGGGATGTCGTAAGGGAAGGTGCACTGTCCATGCTTGCCAGTGGACGGCTTCCCGACCCCCAGGCGGCCGGTGGCCAGGAGCGATCCGTCACCATCCCGCACCGACACGAGCGCCCCCTCGGCGATGTCGGCGAACGCGTCTCGGCCCCAGCAGACGCCATCGGCGAGGGTCCAGGTGGCGTATCCGCTGTCCCACCTGATCTCGACGCTTCCGCTCAGGTCGTGCGTGGCCGCCGGGCTCGGTTGGCCGGCACTCGCGCAGAGCGCGGGGTCCGCCACAATCGCGAAGGAGGCATCTCCGGCGGCGATCGCGGTCCCGAGAGACACCGGGTCCCAGCCGGATCCGGGAGCCTGGCCGATGACAGCGACGCAAAGCATCGTCGTCGGTTGCTGGCCGACCGCGGAGGACGTCGGCACCACCAGTGACAGCGCCAAGGCGATGACGATCACGATCCGGATCCTCACGGGACCCCCCTTGTTGACAACCTGTGGACCGTCAGAAGCGTCCCGGCCGTATTTCGTGGACAGAGACTCTTGACCCCTCTGGCCGACCGGAGCACGCTTGCGCGCTCGACTGGGAGCACCCAGCGCCGGCACCAACGGAGGTCCGGCGTCATGGGACCAGTCACCGATCCTGTCGAGGTCATGCTGCGCCGCGTGCTGCGGTTGGTCGACGAGGGCCTACGCGCTCGTCTAGCAGCGCCTCCAGCCGAGGCTCCAACTGCGCCAGGATCGTCTCCATCGCCTGAGCGCTCAGCGCCGGAGCCGGTTCGTCCCCGTCCATCGCAGCCACGATCGCCGAGCGCCTGACGCCGAATGCTTCCGCCAACGCGCGGAGGTGGGCCAGACTCGGCTCGCGTTCGTCCCGGAACCATTCGTACATGGTCTCGGCCGTGGTGTTGATGGCCACCGCAAGTCCCCGGATGCCGCCCCGCTTGCGGTCCCAGTGGTCATCGACATAGGCGCGCAGACGGCTCCCGGTCGTGTCCGGT